CGGATTATGTTCGTAGATGAAGTTTAATAAATAGACAAGAGATTGCGTGGCGATGGAATAGTTCATAAATGATTGTTCGAGAGATTTGGCGAGCCCATCAGGATAAAATGTCGCGAGTACTTCCATTTGATAGTTTTGTTTAGAGCATCTCTCGGCTTTCATTGTGCCTGCCCCCACCACAGCACATCCGGTCGTCGTCGTCGTCGTCGTCGTCGTCGTTACGCGATGAATCACCTTCGCCTGGATATTTGTATAATGAATTACATCTTCTACTTCTCTCGTCGAGAGATTCGATATTATAATAATCTCCGATGGAACATACGATGATATAAATCTCTCGACCTCATCATATGTTGTAGGATTATGCGAATCCTTGTTCTCGGTTTCAAAGATGGTTGCGCGCCCCGTATAAACATCAATATTTGTCATTCCCATAATCAACATCCGAGAGATTTTCTCAATCCATATGCAAGCAATGTTATTGGAAAGCGCAGTCACCACATTGCCGGCCGCATTACCGCCACCCGCGCCACATCCTGGCGCAATATCCGTGGAAAAGTATGTTCCAGGTGAATAAATCCCCTGTAATACTCGCACAGGTGGGGTTTTCACTCCATCCTGGACGTAGACTACCGTAGTATACCCTGCATCCTGTAATTTCTTCAAATATTTATCCAGTCCATAATCTCGAAAACCGGCCATAACGAATCCGGGTATTTTATTCGCCTTCGCAAGTTCGCAAATCACGCAGAAATCGTCGATACGGCTTCCAGAACACGATACGCCCATACCATCGCCCGCTGTCGGAGTAATTATTTGTCCGTAGACTTCAAAGAATGCGCCGACCTGAAGCAGGACGACCGTATTTGCGCCATATTCCGAGGTGTATTTTTCAGTGAGCGCAAAATACTCTTTAATAAGTGCCATCGTTACGGGATACTCTCGACTTATTAAAGAATGAATCGTTCGTTTACTCGATCGATTGCTATATATATCTCTCAACTTATATCTTTATTATACATTTATCAACTGCGTAATCTCCGCACGACATACCGGGCATTCATTTTTCGCGAGTTGCGAATAACACACAGAACAACAAACCCGGTGTTCGCACGGCAATAACCTCGCATTGACGCGAAATCGAACACATAGTATACACTGTTGTCTTTCATCATCGGTTTCTTCGGGTGCGGATATATGTGATGTTGACAGATTTGTACTGGTATACCCGCTGCCGCTGCCGCCTGACGGGATGATGAGGAGCGCAGATCGATCAAACTCGGTAACAATTATTCCCGGGTCCATCGTAACTCGTGTATAATACCCGAAATATCCCGCACGAGCGTATTCATTATCGCAGATACGCGAATGCGACCCAAGAGCGTCATTTCTCTCAATATACACGCTACCGTTTTCATTCCGCCCAATACTAAATATGATGTTTGTGTCAATATTCGCGTGAGGAAGTGTAACAATTTGATTCGCCAAAACCCGGTCGTCGGAAATATAGGTATTTTCGGGGGTGTTTCGCGACACATAGGATTTTTTGATACTACGGTGGCGATCATAGACGAAATCGCGATAGGCCCACGCCTGATACGCCCGCGCTGGAAACCAATTCGCGCGGCCGGAACCGACTACACTAGGGTCACTTATAAACACCGAAATATCGGCGAGGTCAATAATCGGTATTGCGCGCCCGTCGTTTTCCATTCTCTCGTGAATCGATTGAACGTCTGCCACACGCGCAATATAGGTCGGAAAATACGGGTCGTTGCCTGGGCGGTATACGATATATTCGCCATTACTATAAGGTGTCTCTCTGTAATAATTTGAGCGTTCTTTATATTGCGCGTAGGTATCACGCATTGCCGGACGAATTTTACGAACAGATGAGGTCCATTCCAGTGTTATCGGGTCGTATATACAGATATCCATAATAATAATAATAATAATAATAACGAATTAGGTTTATGTTATGTTTCGCCGATACGAAATTATAGGAATACATACTTAAAGATACAACCTCCTAACTATGTATTAACATCGCCGCGAATAATAGAATGGACGCATTTTACAACAATAATAGCCAAACTGTAACCCTTGATGTGCGTATATCGTGTGACGCATTTTGGAACTATAAGTTTAATATCCCGATACGTATCAATGATTATTATAATTCAAATGAACGGAATATCCATCGCGGTGACGGCCGTGACGAGTCTGACATCGCAACAGACTCGTGCCGTATTGGAAATATCGGGCGTCGCGACTCACGATTCTCTCGACTTGAAGAATATCTCATAGATTATGTTATTCAACATATTTATGATGACTTGATGGCTACCCGCCAACATCGGGACCTTCCGACACTATTGAAGAAGGCTCGGAAGTTTCATATCCACGGACGAACTCTTGAAGATATATTGTTTCCTGCGAATTCCGGAAACCGGAATAGTGATACACACGCGATGCCGGAGAATATTGTGTATATATGTACGCATTGCTAATAGAATAGAATGGAATAGAATGGAATGGAATAGAATGGAATGGAATAGAATAGAATAGAATGGAATAGAATGGAATCGCGAGCGGTAGCGTAGCGAATGGAATCACTCACCGCCCCCTCCCGACATAAAATTGTGTAACAACACATCATTATTCGTATTTTTTACATCACCTGTCAAAATAGAATCCTCATACATTCTGCGTAATACATCTGGTGGAGCATTTGAACCCACTTTAAGTAACTGATGTTCGTATAAATATTTCCGGATTTCGCCGATAGTTTTCTGTTTTAATGTAAGGTGTTGATTTTGAATATGTCGCTGTGTCTGTTTATTTTTCAACAACACACCGACGACATCGTCGTGTTTTCCGATACGATAGCTTTTCTTCTTTGTTTTGCGGATTTTCAAACGCATACCCGCTACTTGTTCGGGGGTGAGATCGCCGCTGCCGCCGCCGCTGGTTAACCCGGTGGCTTCGTTACTGGACGAAGGCGTAGTCGTCGTCGTCGTCGTCGTCGGCGAGCCCCCCCCCAATATTTTCGTAGCCCATTCGCGGAATGTCGGTTTCTTCCCATTTTTGAGACACCCGTGAGGGGGGTCTTCTTTCAAGAAAATAGATGGAAGAAAGTCTTCTAGTTTCGTTGGGATATGTAATGGCGCTGCCTCCGCCGCCGCAGTCTCGGTGCTATCCGCACCCGCAATCGTATTATTATACATTTCAGCCAATTCTGATAATTTCGGAATAGGGGTTTCTTGCGGTATCGCCGGCATCGCCATCTGAGGCATCGCCATCTGAGGCATCGCCATCTGCGGCATCGGCATCTGCGGCATCGGCATCTGAGGCATCGCCATCTGAGGCATCGGCATCTGCGGCATCGGCATCGGCGACGTTGAAATGGCCACCGGTGATGACACTTGAGCGATGGGTCCAGTTTGAAGCATCTGAACAACAGGCAATCCAAGTAATCCCGTGTTTGTCAATATTTCACCATTGTGTAACGTTTCAGCGACTTGGTTCAATATTTTGGCCTCTGGTGTTTTAGCCTCGGGGAGTCCGATACCGACCCCATTGCCGCGATGTTTCTGGGTCTGCTGCTGCTGCTGTCGGCGCTTCATTGCGAGTTTCCGAAGGAAATCCATCGATTGAGTGAATGTATCATCGCTACCGCCGCTACCGCTAGCTGGCTGCGACTCTTGGATGTGCGCGCTATTGTCATCAACCTGATTGCGCGCTCGTTCTCTCGTTCGCTGGTGTTGTTTAATTCTCTCAAGTAGTGTTTTCTTAAGCGTGCTAGGTTGGACGATCGAACTCGGTCGTATTTTCCGCTCTCCACTACCACTGCGTTTCGTATGCCGTTTCGAGCCACCTCCCCCGGCACCGCCGCCACCCAGTAATGAATTGGCATTTATAACTATACTTTTTCTTTCACCAGTCATTATATATAACCTATAAGATACTACTAGTGTATATATTTACAAATATAACGTCTTCATATACGGTCCAGCGCCCCGTTCCTTCCGTTCCTTCACTTCCGGATTTTCAATGAACAACTTGAATCCACTCTCTAAATCCGCCAATGTCACTATCTTTTTCTCGGATACTGGAAGGCAGAACACCCGACGACTATGTGCGATTTTCGTTTTCGTAAATAATGTTTCCATATCACGACCATATGTCGTGAAATAATCCATTCGCGACGCAAACCAGGACTCGGGGAGTGTCGCGGCGATCGTCCAACCATAATCTCGCACCTGTTTTTCATAGATGGATTTCAATTCGCCGGGCTTATACCCGTCTAGTTTAAACCGCCACGTGAACCGCGAGTTCAACCCTTCATTCAAGCTGAAGAAACAGTCATTTAACTCCTTCTCATATCCAGCAATAATCACCATCCAATTGTGCTTATGTTCACTCAATGCCTCGCACAGGGTATCGACGCATTCCTTCGCAAAACTGTCTCTTTTCTCTGAATTTCCAAGAGAATAAGCTTCGTCAATAAATAAGACCCCGCCAAGCGATGCCTTAATCATATCCTTCGTTTTGATGGCGGTTTGCCCTAAATACCCCGCAACGAGGTCATTCCGACTCACTTTTTTGAATATTTTCTTGTTTAAAATCCCGAGATTGCTGAAAATCCGGCCGATGATTTTCGCGACTTCGGTTTTTCCTGAACCAGGTGGCCCATATATAACTGTGTGCATGAAATCGCCCTTGGTAGGTAGTACCGCAGCACTACACCCTCCGATTTCATCACCAAACTGGCTTTTTTTAATACTTTCAGATATACGATGGTTTAATGTTTTAAAATCAAATATCGGTGGTCCCATTTTTGCGGCACCCGATGATTGATATGGCGCCGCAAACGGATTAAATATAGGTTCAGCCGCGTCTTTACCAAAAACCGCTGACGTATTCGCATCCGCGTCTTTTGTCGTATTTGGATTCTCTGGAATATGAAGCTCCTGTAAATAATACAGAATCTGGTCTACAATTGTTTGTTTGATTGTATCCATTCCAATCATATTCGATAGATCCCGCAAGGGTTCGCGTATCGCGTGAATCGCCGACATATTGATATTGTATTTCTTGGTTTCAGACAATGGATATTTATCACATAGCGCGATGAGGTCATCGATATGCTGGATATTTTCTCGGATTTCTATCATTTCGGGCGCGACGGGCGCGACGGGCGCTGTATTCACTGGAAACATATACGTCATTGGCATCCCTGAAAATAATGTCAGCTGCTGCTGCTGCTGCTGCTGCTGCTGCTGCTGCTGCTGCGTATTTGTAGGAATAAACGGTGTAAATATCATATTCATAAATGGATTCGGGGGCGCAACCGATGGCGGCACCGGAGCCGAAGGTGTAAACTTATAAATACCGGTTTCATCTACAAATGAATACGGCGTCTTTGATTTATGAAAATAATCGTGTAATTGTTGCTCCATATTTGATACTTGTTTTTCATTTTCAATACGCTCATTTTCACGTTGTTTCAGTGTGTCCTGACGTGATGGAGGAGGAGGAGGCGGCAATTGATTTTGTGGTGGATTCTGATTCGGAGGCAGATTATGGGATGCGGTCGAATCATTTCTCATAGTATGAGGACTTTTATAATACCAACGACGTTTTTTACGTGGAGGTTGGTCGTTATTGCGATTATTGTCGGACATTTATAGAAATCACACCAACGTCGGGTAATAGAATAACCATTAAAGGTTTATATCCATTTCATAACTCGCGAAGGAGTTTATCATTTGAAAAACAATATAAAAATAAATTGAAGATACAATTTAGTTTATCCTGAACTATAACAATCAGGGTCAATTCATTACATTACATTACATTTCATTTCATTATTGTTATTCGCAAATATGCCAAAACTTATCCGCAAACAAAAAATATCGGCGGCTGTGGTGCCACCTACACCCGAACCCGAATCGACAACGGACAATACCGAGGAGACTAACAATAACGACGAAGAACAACAGAATCAAACATATGAACGAATGAACCCGCGATACGCCGCAAATACCGAGGAGGCAATCGAATCGCTTCAGGAAAAAATACAAAGCCGAATCGGAAGTTATATTGAAGAACCGTGGAAGATTATCGGCTCTTATTTTGAAGGAAAACACCTCGACCAACTGGTGCGTCACCAGATTGAGTCCTATAATGATATGGTGAACGTTCAACTCAAGCGAACGGTTGACATGTTCAATCCTGTCAGAATCGCATCCGACCAAGATTATGACAGAGTTACCCACAAACACCGTCTGGAAATAGAAGTGACGTTCGCGAATTTATATTTATCCCGTCCACAAATTCACGAAAATACCGGCGCAACCAAAATACTCTTTCCACAAGAAGCTCGACTTCGCAATTTCACATACGCGTCAATGATGACCGTAGATATGATGGTGAAGTATATTGTGCGTGGAACGGCGCCTGACAGCGACCAAATTACGATACACCACAAGGTATTCAATCAAATCCAAATAGGGAAACTGCCTATTATGCTGAAATCTTGTATTTGTGTCTTGACGCAACACAAGCATCTGGACCATAATGTCACCGGGGAGTGCCCTTATGACGCCGGTGGTTATTTCATCATCAACGGAAGCGAAAAAACCGTTCTAGGACAAGAGCGCGCAGCCGAGAACAAAGTACTCTGCTACAATGTCGCCAAAAACAACAACAAGTGGCTGTATGTCGCAGAAATCAAGTCCATCCCTGATTCCAAGTGTATTTCGCCAAAACAAATCAATATGATGGTGATGACGAAACAAAACGGGTTCGGACACCCCCTTGTCATTCAAATTCCGCGAATGAAGCAGCCGATTCCATTATTCGTGGTGTTTCGCGCACTTGGCGTATTATCCGACCGTGAGATTTGCGAGTATATTGTTCTTAATATCGAATCCAACAACGGTAACGGCGGCAACGGCGGCAACGGCGGCGACGGAGGCGACGGAGGCAGCGCAGAATTAACCGACCGACTACTTAAGGCGCTTCAGGCCTCCATCATTGACGCCAATGGCATTATGACACAGGAAGACGCGGTCAAATATTTCACATCCCAGGTGATATTTACACCTATCAATATGGATAAAGAAACGGGCGCGACGAAGAAGCGCGAGTTCGCACACGAAGTTCTTCACAATGATCTATTCCCGCACTGTAATACTGAGACGCAACGGTTATTCTTCCTCGGATATATGGCAAACAAGTTACTGCGCGCATTCTTTGAAATCAACAAACAGGATGACCGTGATTCGTATTTGAATAAGCGGGTTGACCTTACCGGAGCACTTCTGAATAACCTCTTCCGGAATTATTTCAACAAACTTGTCAAGGATATGTCAAAACAAATCGTCCGTGAAATCAATACGGGTTCTTGGCGGTCTACGGAGGAATACTTGAACATCGTAAATGATACGAATATGTATAAAATCATCAAATCGACGACCATTGAAAACGGGTTGAAGCGTGCGTTATCCACGGGTGATTTCGGGATCAAGAGTATGACGAGCAATAAGGTCGGTGTTGCGCAAGTGCTGAATCGTTTGACGTATTCGTCGAGTTTGAGTCATCTCCGCCGTATCAATACACCGATTGACAAGAGTGGTAAATTGGTGCCGCCGCGTAAGTTACACAATACTTCGTGGGGGTTCCTTTGTCCCGCAGAGACGCCGGAAGGCGGCAGTATCGGTGTTGTCAAGAATATCAGCTATTTGAGTCACGTGACCATCCATAGTAATCCAACATCACTTCACGCGTATATTGATGAATATATTGAGCGCCTGGAGACACTGACGCCGCGCGATACCTATCGCCAGGTGAAGGTGTTTGTCAATGGAATCTGGTTGGGAATTACGCGCGACCCGCTCCGTTTATATCGCGAATTCAAGCTGATGAAATGGCGCGGAGTTATCAATATATATACATCGGTGGTGTTTGACTATCCGAATGCGGAAATCCGGATTTGTAATGACGCAGGGCGGATGATGCGTCCGCTCTTGTTGGTGAATCAGGAAACGAATGACCTTTTCATCACGAAGGATATGATAGACCGGGTGGCGGCGAAGGATTTAGGGTGGGATGACCTCTTGACGCATATTGCGAGCATTGGTGGCGACGACGACGGCACGGCGGCGGCGGGTCCAGGTCACGGCGTCATTGAATATATTGACCCAGACGAGCAGGGGTTCAGTATGATTGCGATGCGCCCGAAGCATTTGTCGCGTAATGAGAGGGACACGGCGACGTCTCCTTATATTTACAAGTATTCGCATTGTGAAATCCACCCGAGCACGATTTTCGGGATTTTGGCGTCGTGTATTCCGTTCCCAGAGCACAACCAGGCGCCTAGGAATACGTATCAGTGTTTGGATATTAACGAGACTGTGCTGATGAGTGATGGCCGGCGTATACCCATCAAAGACGTCAAAGTAGGTGACGAAGTAATGACGTATCATCCGACATCATTTGAAGTCAGCAAGACCACCGTCGTGAATCATTTCATCCAAGAAAACACGCAACCTGTTTATCAGATTACCACCATCTCTGGGCGCGAAATCATTGCGACGGAAGACCACAAGTTCTCAACAAATGCTGGATGGAAAACGGTGAAGGAGTTGATGGAAAACCGCGAATTACGTGTGGGGGTGTTTGACATTCACGCCAACTGGTGTATAACATTTGTCGAGGTCCACAGCATCGTCCCAGTATCAAACCGTCTCATCGCTGATATTGAAGTCGCCAGCGAGAACCACTCGTTTATTGCGGGCGACGGGTTCGCGAGTTCAAACTGCGCAATGGGCAAGCAAGCCATCGGCATCTACGTCACGAATTACCAGCGCCGTATGGACAAGACCGCGTATGTCCTCACCTATCCTCACCGCCCCCTCGTGGATACTCGCCTCATGCAGATGATTCAACTCGCGGAAATCCCCTCCGGCGCCCCCCTCATCGTCGCGATTATGTCGTATACCGGCTACAATCAGGAAGACTCCGTTCTCGTGAATCAAGGCGCCATCGACCGTGGGATGTTCTCCGCCACGATTTATCATACGGAAAAGGACGAGGACAAGAAAATCAACGGCGACGAGGAAATCCGATGCCACCCCGACACATCCAAGACGAAGGGGATGAAGTTCGGGAATTACGACAAGTTGAACCAACGCGGTGTTATGCCAGTGAATACGTTTATCGAGAACCGCGATATTATTATGGGGAAGGTGATTCCCATCAAGGACAACCGGAATGACCCCACCAAAATCGTGAAATATGAAGACATCAGTCGCGTATATCACACATCGGAGGAGTGTTATGTTGACAAGAGCTATATTGACAGCAATGGGGAAGGATACTGCTTCTGTAAAGTCCGTGTCCGCGCATTTCGCAAACCGGTGATTGGTGATAAAGTATCCAGTCGAATGGGGCAGAAGGGCACCATCGGAAACATTATTCCCGAGCGCGATATGCCGTTCACAAAGGACGGTATTCGCCCCGACATTATTATCAATCCTCACGCCATTCCGTCCCGTATGACCATCGGGCAATTGAAGGAGACGCTCCTCGGAAAGGTGCTCGTGAACCTCGGGTTGTTCGGAGATGGAACATCGTTTGGAGAATACGATATTAAGGACATTAGCAAGGAACTCCTGAAGGTCGGATTTGAAATGAATGGGAATGAACTGTTGTATAACGGACTCACCGGCGAACAAATCAAGTCGGATGTCTTCATTGGGCCCGTGTTTTACCAGCGCCTGAAACATATGGTAAGCGACAAGCAGCATAGTCGGTCGATTGGACCGATGGTGAATTTCACGCACCAGCCCGCGGAAGGTCGTAGTCGTGATGGTGGGTTGCGTTTCGGAGAGATGGAGCGTGATGCGATGGTGGGGCACGGCGCGTCGCGCTTCACGAGAGGGCGAATGTATGACTGCTCGGATAAATACGAAGTCCACGTGTGTCGGAAATGCGGTATTATTGCGTCGTATAATGATGAACGAAGTATTCACTTCTGTAAGACATGCGACAATCGCGCGGATTTTGCGCTGGTCCAGATACCGTATGCGTGTAAGTTGCTGTTTCAGGAGCTGGCGACGATGAATGTGGCGCCGAGGATTATGACGTAATTGTTCGTCGTCGCTACATCTCTGCGTCGAGTAAAGCTCGACTCCGCGATTCCGCTCCGACGCTTCGTAATTTATTTGGTTATTTACACCCTAATTTTATGGGGGTTGAGGAGATGAGGAGATGAGGACTGAGGACCTGATTTTACATCCCAACAACATATTGGGGAAAAAAAGCATAAAGCATCAAATATTCGATGCTTTATGCTTTTTTTTTTGGAAATTTCAATTCAACCCAAAACAGGTCCTCAGTCCTCATCTCCTCATTCATCAATTTATTATTTATATTAAAAAAAATAAATAATACATCAACCCATTATAGGTCTATGATACAACCGAACTTCAATGTTTTTTTTAACTCGGTAATATTAAATATTTTGGTTTCACCTTTCATAGTGTGATTACCTTTATAAATACCATTTATTTTCATATTAGTTAACCTAATCCCTAATTTACGACAATCAATCTCATATTTGATACCATTTTCACCGCACCAATTTTTAAATAACTCATAAATCTCTGAACCAAGTAACTCTATACATTCTTTATCATCGTTCATATGTTCTCTGGTAAAACTTTCTAACCATTGTTCAATCGGCGATTTGGATAGTTCTTTCAAGTTTGTGTGATATTCAGTTAGAGGTATAGGTATATCCTTGAATTTATCCATCCCTTCAATGCCCTTAAAATAATCATAACATGTTCTAACGACATCAATCTCTTCTAAAAACTTGTGCATCGTTTCAAAGTATATATAATCCCCTTTTTTCTCATCACTTGACCGAATAATTAAATTACGGCGGTCGCCATTGGTTGTGTTTACTGGTTCTTCTTTATTAGTGGTGGTAATAAACCGATGATATGATTTTATTTTGTATTGTGGAATACCTTTTTGGTTTATGGCGAGTGTATTGTCCGTGATTAAGCCCTTTATTTTACCTTCGGATTCCATTGTATCCTTTTTGGATAATTCATTCAAATTTACCAGAAAACAATTACACATCATTCCATTGAAATCCCCCCAAACATCACGACTCGGATTAGTTGTTTCAAAAACTTTTTCATACCCTAACATTTTTTCAAATAATTTAAATAAAGTTCCTTTACCGGACCCTTCTCCACTTATAAACGTCGGCATAATAGTTTTTATGTGTGGATATTGAATCATCTGGGCTATCCATTTAATAAAATAGACATAGACATTTTCATCGTGATTACAGAGAATCTTAATGTGGTTTAATATAAAGTCCAGTTCTGTTTGTTTATGCGTATATGGTTCCGTTAACAATTCCATCGCGAAAGGACGCCATATATTAAAAATATTGTCAGGGCAATCAGCACTATTAGGATAAATATCAACATCATCTTTTCGTCTAATATTGTGTGTATGACCAATCCATTTATTTATAAAAGGTAAAGTATTGCATCCGGTAAAAATGCCTTTGTCATTATAAACAGGCACATCGTATGATAAATGCGAGTAAGACATTTTTAATTGAGGCTGGGTCAAAAATATAATATTGTTATTATCGTGTTTAACAAATAACGATTTATTAATGATTTTCAAATGAGTTTTTTCAAATGAGTTTGCGACATATTCAAAACTATTTTCATTTTTATTAATCCTAGTAGCGGCCGGTTTAACTACAAAATCATCTGGTATTTTTAATTCGTCATTATGTTCTTTATAAGTCCACATCATATCCAATCCATTCATTTTCTTTTCTACATAGCGGGCTATGTCTTCTAATAGCACCTCGTCTTTATAATAATCCCCATAAACCATCAACCCATCAAACATTAATATTGCGATTTCAATACCCTTTTTATTTATAACGTGAATAGCGTGTTGTAAAATAATATTTTCATAATAGCACATAATCCGATTAACGGCAGAACCTAATTTATTGTAGGGTTTGGTTTCGGGAACTGACTCAACTAATTCCGCGTATTCTTTTATATTCACTAATTGTTTTTGAATTTTCTTAATTTCTATATCATATTTTTTAAATTCGGTAGGTAAGCCCTTGGTCTGATTTACAGTGTCTTTATTCAATGCGGTTAAATACGCTATTTTACCAAGTTCTCTGGACCCAAACTTCATAACACATTCTTCACGATGACTAATA